TCTATTTTTCTTTTTTTACATCATTTCATTAAACTCCTCCTCCTTCATCCATTTATTTTCATCTAACATATATAATGAACCACCCTTGTCCCATTTAACTTTGTATTGATTAAATCCACCACCTTTATGAACACCCGTAAAAGTTCCTTTATCACCAAAAGATAATGTTGGTTCTTCGGTCATATCAATCAAGACAATTCTGTCACCTGGTTTCAATTGTGGATTTAATTTTGATTTCATATATTTATAAATATAATGAAATATTTAATATCTGAATCACAAAGAAAACTCTTATTTGAAGAAGTTAATGAACGTGTAAAAGAAGTTCAGGAAGACGGAATGGAATTTACTAAACAAATTGTTCATGACGTTCAACAAAACACTTCTATGAATTTAAAGATGATGTTAACATGGGGAGCATCAATCGGAGGATTTATGGGTCCTGTGATGCAGTATCTTAATGGAGAATACCCTGATATTACACAAAAAGACGCTTCGTTAATTGCCGTTGGTATTGCTTCGGTAATCTTCTTTCAAGAAAAACCATTTGTTAAAAGTTTAATTGAAAAAATTAAAGAACATGGTTTGGAAGAACCTTTTAAAACAGGAGCAATGAAAGCAAACCAATTAAAAGGAGCGTTAGCAGATTTCTTAAAAAGTTTAAATGTAATTACTTTCAGTGTATCAAACATGTTGAGTTACGCATTTCTTGTTCCAATCATTCCTATGATTTACGATGCTGTTGCTGAAGGAGTGTGGGATATGAACGACGCTGAAATGTTAACAAAGTCACTTGTTTCATTTGGTCTTATTACCATCTCAGGTAATTTCTTAAAGAGATTGATTGATACGGTTGTTAAAAGAATTCTTAGATAAAATCAATTTTGATTTTTAAATCATCCTTTCCTTTGAATATTCTGTGATAAGTCCCTTTTGGAATTAACAATACTTGACCTTCGTTTAAATTGATTGGTAACTGATTGTCTAATTGGAACTTCCAACCATTACCCTCTATCACTTCAACCAATCTATCTTCTCTATCACGATGCCATTGTAGTTCACCACTATCAACATCTGATTTGAAAACTCTAATCTTAGAAGTTTCTGTAAGTTGTTTATCTTTATACGGTTTCATATTACCAAAATCCAGGATAAGTTTTACCACCCCACAAATAACCAAAACGGTTCAAACGACATGCCCAATAACCAGCAGTTAATCTATCTTTCTTCTTAGAACACTGATGTCTTGCAGCAAATGATTTACGAGCTTTAGGGTTAGATACCTTAGCAGTCAACCCACCATGAACGTCACCAAATGAAATCTTCTTAACTCTACCTGTTGATGGGTTCTTTACATAAACAACATATTTCTTCCCACCACCACTGTTTCTTCTTGGTTTTCCAAGTTCTACCTTTTTTCCGTTATACTCAGCTTCAGAAATAAACTCTTCTTCCATAGGAGTATCCAAGTAAATAACTCTTCCACTTGATAATTTTACTTGTTTTCCAAAATCAGATTCAACAAGTTCAACGTCATCTTCATTTAATTCAACCATTCCTTCAAAATACAATTCACGAGCTTCGTTAATTACATTGAAGAACTCCTCTGAACCAAACCTGAAGATGTTGTCGTTTAGTGGTATATCATTTGTTACATGATAATTAAGGTGTTCTGAGATAAGTGGTTTTTCCACTGACTCGTTAAGAACTTTTTTGATGATTTTTTTGATATTCATTTTTTACTTCGTAATAAGAAATACAACCCAAAGAATAATGCTGAAATACAATAGAAAATTCCTGTGGTAATCCAATAGGAACTTGTGTAATCTAAAATTGCTTTGAACATTATGTCGAATCCTAGTGGATTGAAAAACATTGCGAGCATAAGGCAATAGGTGGCAACATTTTCCGTTAGAATTCGTTTCATTTTCGTCATTATCCATTAACGTGGGTTTAAAGTTTATGAACAAAGTTCACTTTATTTATAAATATATTTGTGTGGAGGAATATTTTGTGTATATTTGTAGAAATAATTAAATAATCAAGTCCTATGAAAAATTTATTTCTTTCTCTTGTTTTAGTGATGGTTGGTTTAGTTGCTAACTCTCAAGTATTTGTTGTAAAAACCGATACTATCCAAAAATTTCAACATCCAAAAGAAGTTAATTTTATCCCATCTTTGGAAAATGGTTTAATCACATATACCACTCTTGGTCAGGGGGAAGTTGTTTACACTATTGATGTTGATAATGAATCTTTAACTATGAAAAATGGCGAGGGTGTGGTATTTAATTTTGTTATCACTGAGGTATTCAAAAATCCATCAAACGATATTTTAATTTCTTTTGAATGTGTTGATACTAAAGGTTTTAAAGGTGTTGTAGTTCTTTACAAAAATGATAATAAATCAGTTAATATGTTAGTTGAGTATGACATTAATAATGAAACTACTGAAGGTTACATGTGTTTTGATGTTAAATGTAAAAAGAAAACCCCTCGTTAGAGGGGTTTTTAATTAAATAACTTGAATCCTTATATAATCATTTGTAGAAAATGAACGTTCCATATCTTCGTCACTACCATCAACAAATACAGGACATTTTGCCGATATACCCGGAAAACCATTAATACGATAAAAACTTGTGGATTTTAAATTATTACAAAAAGCTCTAAGATTTGAATTTGAGGTTGGGTCATTAAAGAAATTCTTTGACGTTTGACTTACTTTTGGGTCTGTAAAATTACCTCCTGAATAATCCCCTTTATGTTTAGGATGCATGTGTCTATTTGCTCTATCGTCAGGACATCCTGGTGTTCCTCTTTCATTAAGTATTTTATTAAATAAATCCCATGGTAATGGTTTGACAACGTATTTAGAAAAATCATTACCTACCTTCCATGTGTACACCCAACCGGTAGGATTATTTTTATCTTTTTTACCTGTCCATCTTGGTTCAGAACAATGTTCCCCTTCCACAACAGTAATACCTTTGTCTGATAATAATTTTTGATACGCCTCTTTTTTAACTACAAGCATTCCCTGATAATTTCCACCCACTGAACTTATTGTTTCATATTTACCTACCCCATAAACTTTATCGCCAGTTTGTTTAGCAATTTTTTCTATATCACGACTTTGTTTTTGAGGAACCTCAACAACTTTAATACCACCATTAAGTGTTTTTATACCTAAATTAGATAAATCAGGACTTTGAGTGGTGGTTTGTGTTGTACCAGTAGTTTGTGTTGTATCTTGTTCAGATATAACTTTTTTTATAATTCTAACTAAATCATTTTCAGTTAGTCTAATTACTTTTTTCATAATAAAATATTTTATTAATAAATATGTTTGTGTGGACGAATATTTTGTGTATATTTGTAGAAATAATTAAATAATCAAGTCCTATGAAAAACTTATTTCTTTCTTTAGTAGTTACCCTAACAAGTTTAGTTGTTAATGGACAAATTGTTACAGTAACAACTACAAAATTTCAAAATTTTAATCACAGTTCATTAGTCCCAACATTTCAGGCAATGGATATGGATTTGATAGAGTATCCTGACTATGGGATTGGGAAAAATGTTTACACATTTGACTTCAATAAAAAAACAGTTCACCTAGTTAATTTCAATGGGGAATTTGATTTCCCAATCACTGAAATTTTTGAAACAAAAAATGTTTTTGATTGTATTGTTGATGATAACGGTACCAAAACATACTTCACACTTGGTAAAATTGAAAATGAAGATACTCTTGAGTTTATCACTGAATACCAAGATGGTAATAGAGTTTTTGGTTCTTTTTCAAAAGGTGATGATGTCACATTCACCATTAAATAAAAAAAGGGAAGACACGTCTTCCCTTTTTAATTTCTAATTATTTTTATATTAAACAGTCATTTTAGGAAGTTTTGCCTTTTCCAACTGTTGATTAACAAGGAAACTAAAAATTAAGTTATCAAATGATTGTCCTTGATTTTGTCCTTTAGTACCTAATAATTGTTTAGCCTTTGCTACGTCATATAAATTACCATTTCCACTTCGGTCTAATAGGTCTTTCATTTTTTGAGTCCAAAGACTTTTAAATACTTTTCCTTTTGCCGCTGTTTCCATATATTTTGAAAATGGATATGTTTTAAATTGTTCAGTTGTGGTAAATGATTTTGCCAAAACATTTATATAATCTTTCAAATTAGAAACCATGTCACAACATGGATTACCAGGGTCTGGAGTACCGCAATAAGAAACCCAACCAACCATATTTTTTTTATCTCTAGTTTGATTAAGAATGTCATAAAAAACAGGGTCAAAAAATTCACACAAACCACCATTATTTGTAACATTCAAAAAATCATTAATATTTTTATCAGTTAACCCTTGTAGTTTATAAGTAACACCTTTAACTGTTGGTCCAGCCGCTACCTGTTGAGTTGATTGTTCACTCAAATAATTTCTCTTGGTAGCACTTTGATGCATTTCCAAAATTCTGTTTCTTTCTTCAGAAGAAATATCTAATAATTTTTTCATAATTTAATTTTTATTTATAAATACATACAATTTTAAAAAAATCACATACTTATTGCTAAATAAATAAAATAATGGCAGCTAAATCAACAGGTTCAACGAAGTTATCATTCGGAGTTAAGAAATCAGGTAAATCATCAAAGAAATTTACATCCAATAAAACAAGTAAGAATTACAAAAAACCTTATAAAGGTCAAGGGAGGTAAAAAATGAAAGAGTATATTAAAAAACAAATCGGAAACATCAAAAAGTTTTCTTTTGCTGAAATGACTTCCAATAGCACAGGAAAGACATCAGGAAGTGGAACTGCAGGTCTTTACATCGTTTTTATCGGTGGGATAACATTCTTTATGGGATGTGTAGATAAAATGTTTTTAAACAAAGATATTGATGTTATTACACAATCAATCATCCTTGTTGGTATTGGAGCAACTCTTTTAGGTTATAGAAAATCAAAAGATAATTCTGATGAAACAACAATTATTGAACCGATAGAAGAAACAACTGAAGAAGAAACACCTTCAAATTAATTCCACCAACGTTCAATATTCTCACTCAAGATTTTGAAAAGTAACTTTCTAGCCCTTTCGTGATTGTATCTTCCGATATTCAAAGCAATTCTTGATTTAACCTCGTATGAAGTTAAGTCCTCGTTGTCCATTTTAAAAATATGATACTTTTTATTGGTAACAATTTTCTTATACACCAATGGATATTTTTTGAAAAAATCATTTAGATTTTCTTTTTTCAAACGTGTCTCCATATAATACCCACCCTCACCATCTTCAATACCTTCACCTGTCGGAACAAAGAAAAAATCTTTTTCCTCATAATCCATGTATTCCATGGTATAAAAATCTTCCTGAACTTTTTCCATCAGTTTAACACACAACATCATTCTTTTAGCATCAAGGTCTGAATTAGTGTGAAATCCTTTTTCTTTAATGTACTTAGCCTGTTTTTCTAACTTGAACTTGAATACCTCAAAAATATAATGGTCGTCCCAATCACGGTCTTTCCAAATAACAGGAAACCACTTAATCAGATTACCAACAGAGGTAAAAAAACCTCTTACTTTATAACCAATTTTAGTCCAATAAAGTTCTTTTATTTTTTCAATCATAACTCAAGAATTGCTTTCTTACCAATTAATTGTTTTTTCAATGAAACAATACTACATTCAAAGTCCAAAGAATATTGTGTTAATTCTTCAGAATCTTCATATTTTTTAACATATAATTCAACCAGATTTTCCGCAGATTGAATTTGCCCGAAATGAGTTATTGAACCAATAACTTTACGTATCCATTGAAAGTCCCTATCCATAGGACAAATATACATAATCTTTCTTAGTTATACAACAATGCGGTTAGTTGTGGATTACTTTTTTCATACATACGTATCATAATCCCTGCCTCAGAATTGGCATAGTTTTCTTGTGATATAGTATTGAAACCTTGCAACTTAATATTTCTCTGACGAGCGAACTCATGAACCCACTCGTGAGCGACAGTTCTTAATATGTCAATCAACATTCTACCAGCGGCAAGAACTTTAATTTTACCAGTAATTTCACTACCTGTAGTCATCTTACCGAAACGTTCACCAAGAAGGTGAATGTCAACGTCTTTCTTGAGTGGAGAGTTTTTTTGGCAAAATCTCAAGAAGTCCTGAATAACATTTATCTGTTCAGAACCAAGTCCACTAGATTTATCATACAAATTTACTTTCATCTTAACAATAAATATCTTATATTTCTTTTGTATATATAATTATGAAAAAGAGTTTTTTTGAAAAAGTCCTAAATAAAACAAACAAAAAAGACATTGACCAATGGTTTGGTGAAAATTCCGAAATCAAAGTTACGGAGTTTTCTCATTCAATTAGTCAAAAAAGAAACATTTTATCCATAAAATTATATCCAACAAATTATGAATACGCAATTGAACTTTTTCCAGAAGGTTTGGAAATTCTTGTCTTACATACTGTCAAAATTCTTTCACTTCCTGAGGATTATATATTAACAACATCAATAGAACATTAAAATTATGGCACATCCAATCCTACATTCAAAATCATCGGCAAAAAAATTCGGAGGTAAATGGGAAGATTATATCCATCTACACGAATGGTTAGATGAAACAAAGGCTTGGTATGGTCATTCGTTACACAGAATGTTCAGACATCATTCAGAAGGTATATTTGAAATGGAACAAAAGTTTGGTCCTGAATTTAAAAATAGTGACGGAAAAACGGTATACACCCGTTATGTCGGCGAACAACATGTAATGGAAGATTGTAACGGATACATACCTTCCGCAAAAGAATGGGTGTTAGCATTAGAAAATAAACAAAGACCTTTATGGATGATTAAAACCATGAAGTTAGAAATTGATGATTGATATTTATTACTATGAAAGAATTATTTAAAAATCCAGAACTTGTAAAAAAATTTAAACTACTCCATTACATCTTATTAAGTAACGGTATGACATATGTTGAAAATGACATCTACCTTGGGTATGATGGATATGTTGATTATTATTTTAGTCCTTTCACTAATAAAGGTAATGCTGTTCCAGTACTACCTGATAGTATGGTAGATTTTTTAGACAAGTTTTTTGAAACTTTAAAAGATAATGTTCTTGATTTATCACAAATAGATGGTGACCAAAGAGGTAGAATAACATTTACATACTTTACATTTAATAAAAAATTTACCGTTAAGGAAACCATATTCACAATGGACTTTGAATCATCTGTAGGAGAGTTCGAAATTGATGAAAAAGAATTACTTGAAGACATGCTTAAATGGAGAGAAGAAGGTAAAACAGAAATTAGAATTGAATTCAGCGGTTCGGGTGACTCAGGTTATATTGATGATTATGGACACACTAATGATAATAATGAAAGAGTTACTCTCCCAGCAGTTTGGGAAGACAAATTATACAATATTCTTGAAAGTAACCATGGTGGATGGGAAATAAATGAAGGTTCGGAAGGAACGTTCACAATTAATAACGCCGAAGAAAAAATAGAATTAGATTTTCGTATGAATGTTGAAACAGAAGCTACTGGTTATGAATTCGAACATCAGTTCGAATTTTAATAAACCTGAATAGTTCTCTGTGGTCTGTCATCACCAAAGTCAGGACAGAAATAAGTATTGTTACCATCGTGGTAAATTGTTCCACCAACACCATTAGGAATTTTGTGTTTTTCATGAAACTTTTCATCCAAATCAATTTGGTAGTTTCCATCATGAATTACAAAACATAAGTTTTCATAACCACATTTATACTGTTGGTCTTTGTTTTTATGTCTCATAAATTCGTCAAAAGACATTACGTATCTCGCATCTTCGTTAATGTATCTTTTAACAATGAATTCTAATTGGTTTTCTGTAATAATAAACTTTTTCATATCTTATAAATAGTATCTTAAATTATATTTTTAAAATATCCTTCATTAAGGTATTTTCATTAAATTTAGGGTTATTTAAACTTTGTAAAATAAATTTTATATATTTTGTGGTGTCATTTTCAGTAGGTGGTGCGTAGGTATACATAAATTGCTTAAGAGTTGGTTTTTGACCTTTATTATAATTAGGAGCTTGACCATAATCCGGCATTTCACCTTTAGACCATTTAATGATTTTTTGTTCTATTAAAGCCTTTGAACCTAAACATGGTGAACTAAATTTTGCAAATCTACCAACTTTACCGTCTAACGTAGTTTCTTTTGTAACATCTTTATCAACCGATTTAAAACCATCCTGATAATCTAAATTACCTGGATTATTGTTTCTATAACTTCTTGAACCTTTTCCATTATTATCAGTTTTATTCCATCCCTCTTTCTGTGCCATAACTTTAGCTAATTTAAATTGAGGTGTTGACGGACCATAACCTGAGCAACCTATAACTTCGTCTAAATTATCTTTGTTTATATTATTTGTTTTATTTATTTGTGTTTTTGTTTTCATCATTTTCATCGCGTCATCAAAAACACCTCCTGAATTTGATGTCATTTGGTCTTTTGGTGGAGCCTTAGATGACCATATATCCATTAAATTTGGTTCTTGTTTTGATGGTTGCATACCACTTATTTTTTTAATATTATCAATAACAGATTGTTCATTAATATTTGGTCTTAAAACCGTCATCGCTTCAGGAAAGTCTTTATTTAAAACATCCTCATCCTTATTTGCGTAAGGAATATTCTGTAAAACGTATCTAATTGAGTTTAGACCTGAAATCTTTTTATCGTTAGAATCCAAAACAACCCACGGATGATTCACTGTAGATGTCTTATCAAAAAGTTTTTGTTTATACTCTGTGAACTTCTCCCACACATCTTGCATCTTCTCATCATTCTCTGAATACTTCCAATATTTCAATGGTGATTTTTGTCTGAAATCAAATCTCTTGGCTTGAGTTTCTTTATCTATTGAAAACCAAAGTTTGAATAAGTAATCTCCATCAACAACCAATGATTCTTCAAAGTCCTGAACATTATCCATAAAGTCTTCGTACTCTTCTGACGAACCATAACCCATAACAGGTTCAACTAATCCTCTATTATACCAACTTCTATCAAAGAAGTTTATCTTTCCCTTTTCAATTTGATTTCTATATCTATCCCACCAGTTCTTTCTTTCGTCAGGTGTTGGAATACCAAGAGCAATAACTTTATAATATCTTGGATTTAAGTTTTCAGTAAATTTCTTAATTGTTGAACCTTTACCCGCTGAGTCTCTTCCTTCAAAAACAATAATAACAGTCTTACCTGTTTGTTTTAACCACTCCTGTAATTTTAAAAGTTCAACCTGTAAGAAAAATATTTCTTTCTTGTAAATGTCTTTATCTAAAATTGATGGTTCTTCTTCAGGACTAACAACTTCTTTTTTTGTTTTTCGTTTCTCTAATGATTTAGTAAGTTGTTTAAAGAATTCAAAAATATTAATATCCTTACTACCTTTTAATTTTAAAGTTTTTCCAATACCTCTTGTAAGTAAACCAAAATCAACTAAACCTTCTTTAGAATATTCTTCAATTTTATTAATGAATTTTTGAATTTGAGCACTATATACTTTATTGTCTTTTAAAAATTCAATAAGCGATTTTACCTCAGGGCTATATTTTGGTTTAGCAGCCTCTTCCAAACCCATCATGTTTTTCATCTTACTAACTTCAGTCAATAAATTCCTCATACTGATAAATACTTTTTAATAAATATTTTGTTAATGTTGATTATTTTTAATAAAACGCATATATTTAATTTTAATGACTACAAAAAAAGTTAAAAGAAAATTACGAAATTTAAATAACAATAATATTTTTAAGAAATCCTGACATTTGTCAGGATTTTTTTTGCCCTTTTAATAAATAAAACAAAAAAAACAAAAAATGAAAAACACAGAAACTTACAACGAGTTAGTTCAAAAAATGAGAACGTTCTTTCAAAACAAAGGTTTTAAAGAAGTTCCAACCCAATCAAGATTATCAATCTTGGCCGCGTGTGAAAATCCACACTCAATAACAACATTCAACTACCAAGGAGAAGTATGGCCGTTACCACAGACGGGTCAAATGTGGTTAGAATACGAACTTCTTAAGAATCCTGAATGGAATGGTGTATATTGTATTTCAACGTCTTATAGACAAGAAAAAGACCCAATACCTGGTCGTCATGAAATGATTTTCCCAATGTTCGAATTTGAATCAAAGGGTGGAATGAAAGAAATGTTAAAACTTGAATCAGAACTTTTAGATTATCTTGGATTTGATAAAGCAGTAGAAGTTAACTACGATGATGTTTGTGAAGAATATGGTGGAGTATCCATTTTAGAGAATGAACACGAAACAAGAATGTGGGAAGAGAAAGGACCTGTTGTGTCATTACAAAACTTCCCATACAGAACTAACCCATTTTGGAACATGAGAGAGAGTGAAAACAAGATTTTCAACAAAGTGGATGTAATCCTTTACGGACAAGAAACAATCGGTTCGGCAGAAAGAAGTTCTAACGTAGAAGAAATGAGAAATAATTTCTACACAATAGAAAATGGAAAATACTCTGAAAAACTTTTTGAATTATTCGGAAAAGAAAGAGTAGAAAAAGAATTAGAAGAGTTCTTGTCACACGATTTCTTCCCACGTTTCGGTGGTGGAATTGGTATGACTCGTTTAGCAAGAGCTTACGAACTACTACAACAAGAAGTAACCGTATAAAACCCAAATCCCCTCCAAGTGAGGGGATTTTTTTAACCTTTAACTTCCTTCATCAACTTACCCCACAATAATGTTTGTACTACAATAAGAGATACACTTAAAACAAGTACAGGTAATGATGACGATGTAACCAATAATAATACTGATAATACAAGGGCGAACATCGCTGAAGTCAATTTTAGTTTTAAGTTTTTCATAGTAGTGTTGGTGTTAATTGTTCTACAAATATAAACAAAAAAACTCCCGATTGGGAGTTTTTTATTATTTTTTTTAAAAATTAACGTCTTCTAATGTGTCTTCTGATACTTTCAGCCATTGGTCTTTCATCTTCCATATCAACATCTGGTTTTTGTCCCATTATTCTTTCATCAGTATCCATATCATCATCACCTGAATCCATGTCCATCTTATTTTTTTCATAATCACTGATGATTGATTTAAGTTCCATAGCTTCTTGTTCTTTACCTTCCGTATTTCTTAATTGATGATAAAGTTCTTTTAGATAATCCCATCCAGCAATACCTAAAAGTCCAATAGTTGTTCCAACCATCGTGACAATTGCACTACCTGTCTCCATAGCTTCAGGATTGAAGAAGTTTTCAACTGCCTCATTTACTTTATTTCTCTTTGATTCTTTAACTACTTTTTTAATTAAACCAGTTAATTCTGATTCAGTTAATCTTATTACTTTTTTCATTTTTTTGTTTTTTTATTTTTTTATTATCTTGGTGGATTTCTATATGCGTAATTTTTTGGAACAGATTTTACCTCAGTTCTTAGTGGATAATCACAAAATGGTCGGTTAACAATAACTAAAGCCAAGTCATTATTTAAATAATCTTGTTTTATACCACCATATCTTTTTAATTCTTGTCCTTTACCACCTAAACCTTTTTCAAAATGTCCCTTACAATCCCATCTAAATTGTATTGGAAGATTAGTATCTTTTGACTCTCTTTTAAAGGCTCCTTTCATTAAACCAGTTTTACCTGAAATACCATACATTTGGTCTGTTTCACTATCTTTTTTTTGAACAGTAAATGCAACTGTTTTACCACCTTTATATTCCGGAAACCAAACATCTTTTATTATATATGTTTCATATCCTGCAAATATTTTGTTACTTCCTGAACCTTTATATCTGTTTAAACCATAATCATTAAACATAACAACTTCAGAACCTGAAATATTTGAAACTTCATTTATTAAAGATTCAGTTTTTAAAATTTCTTCTTGGTTTTGTTCAATTAAAACTTTTTTAATAATATTAACTAAATCGTTTTCAGTTAATCTAATTACTTTATTTTTTTTCATAAAAATACTTTTATACTATAAATACCAAGAATTTTATCTTTTATGCTTTTTTATATGAAAAAAAAATTATATACTTGAATATGACAAAAATTAAAAACGGTGATAATGTATCTGTTCATTATACAGGTAAATTAGAAGATGGTTCGGTATTTGACACATCTTTGGCTGAGGGTAGAGAACCTCTTACAGTAACATTAGGTCAAGGACAATTAATTCCTGGTTTTGAAAACGGATTAATTGATATGACCGTTGGCGAAATGAAAACAATTGAAATTGAGCCAGAAAATGCTTACGGAGATATTAACCCACAACTGATGAGTGAAGTTGCACTATCTCAAGTCCCTGAAGGTGTTAAAGCTGGGGATATGTTACAAGGACAAAACCAATTTGGGCCTGTAAACGTTGTGGTTACAGAAATTAAAGAAAGTACTGTCGTATTGGATATGAACCATCCATTGGCGGGGAAGAAACTTATCTTTGATTTAGAAGTTGTGTCAGTAAACTAATACAATTTCATTTATTTTTCAAAACTTCCCACGTCACTGTGGGATTTTTTGTTTATATTAGCAATATGAATATTTTCTTTTTGGATTGGGATACTGAAAAATGTGCAAAATACCATTGTGATAAACATGTGGTTAAGATGATATTGGAAACTGCTCAACTATTATGTGGTACCCACCATGTAACCACTAAGTACCCACCAAGTACCGACCAAGTACCGTACAAGTTATCTCATAAGAATCATCCTTGTGCCATTTGGACACGTGAGTCATTGTCTAACTACTTGTATCTTTGTGATTTAGGTTTGGAATTATGTAAAGAATATACATACAGGTATGGTAAACGTCACAAATCACAAGAAGTTATTGAATGGTGTCTGTCAAATAAACCAAATATTACTGATAAAGGATTTACTTTACCTCCAAAAGCAATGCCTGACGAGTACAAAGTAGTTGACGTTGTTGAGTCATATAGAAATTACTACAACGGAGCTAAAAAAGATTTTGCTAAATGGAAAAATAGAGATACACCTACTTGGTTTATCCCTGCATCAATTGTTGCATCTGAGCAACAAGTTGACCCTGTTGCATCTGAAGAACTCTAATTCTACCCATTTGTTCATCGTTAAGTTCAAAGTCTTCAGATTTAATTTCATTGATTTTGTTATCTAAACGAGTGTGTTGAGTCAACAATTGACTATACATCTGTGATTTTTCTTCTCTTGTCATAAAATAATAATAAAAATAAATTTAAAATAATAAACCCCTTTTACAAGGGGTTTTAAAGTTTGTTAACATCCACAATAATCATCACATTCGTCTAACAATTCACCATCATCATAAACTTCTTGGTCGTAGTCTTCATCAGGACAAATATCTAATATCATGTTTTAATGTTTTTAAGTTTAATACAAATATAGTGTAAAAATTCAATTATTTTTAATTGAATTTAAAATTCTATGATTCTCTTTAATACGTTTTAGATTTTTAACTAAGTTTTTTCTATTACGTTTTTTATTTCCTTCTTTCCTTGCCTTTGCCATCTTAAATATTTTTAAATTCCGTATTGTGCGATATACAACTCAAGTCCTTTATCTTCACAATACTCTTTATTATCAGGATTTCCTGAACAATACCTAACTTTAATTGTAACAACACCATCATCAAGATTTTGTATTGTTTCCCACGTACCCTTATCTAAGGGGTCAGAACAAGTAACTTCGGAAGTATCCCAAACAAAACTAGGCATATTTATTTTTTTAAAATAAAAACCCCTAATAACATAGGGGTTTAAAAAGTTTAATTTTTTTATTTTTCAGTTAATGGTTTAACATCACCTGATTTAGTTTCAATTAATTTTTTGAAGTTTTCAATAACAATTTTTTTTCCTCCTTCGTGTTGTTCACGAATTGAGTTTTTAACTTCTTCTGATAAATCGTTTAATAAATGTTTCATAGTTTTTATTTATAAATATATTATTACTGTTGATTCCCTACAATTTTTGACGGTAAATCTGTGATTTGGTCAAATTTAATATTAAAGATTAGCGCAAACATTAAACCGAGGGAATAAAAAGTAAGTGCATTCCCTACTTGTCTCCAATTTATTTTTTTATTTTTGTTGTTAGGGTTTTTTAAACGTTTTAATAACTTTACCAACCACTTTGGTTTTTTGTTTTTAAGTTCCATGAAATATTCTTTGATTTCCGCTTCAGTTTTGTCAGCAAAAAATTCTTGTATTACAGAATCAAGTTGTTCTTCAGGGGTTGTTTCCATTTTAAGCTCAAAAGTTGATTTTTCATCACTTTCTTTAATTACTCTTTTAACCATACGAACTAAATCCGATTCAGTTAGTGTTACTATTTTTTTCATAATTATAAATATATCATTCAACCATAATTCTCAAACTAACAAACTGCCATTGGTCATCCAGAAATGTTTTGTAAGGTTTAACATGTTCTACAAAACATTCCCAAACTGGGTCTTCGAAAGTGTAGGAGTCCCTCCACATTATGTCGTAAACAATCGGTTTAATTTTATCATAATCTTCAATAAGTTCCACTTCATTGGTTGCTAAATTTTTTACATTAATATGTTTAACATTTAAAGTTAGATAAACCTTCAGTTCTTCTGAATCTTCCCATACCATCTCAAAATCTGAATCCGCGACATATTTTGCGTTGATTGTGTATATCATATTAAAATTTTTATAAGAAATATCAATAAAGTCGGTATTTAAACAATTTATTAATTTCTTTTCAAGTTCTTCGGGAAAATAATAATCTCCACTATCAAAGTCATTAAATACAATTATTTTACTTATTACATTGCCACCATAGTTAGTTCCAGCAAAATGTTGGATTGTTCGGATATCTTCTTCTAATAAACCAAATAAAGCATTATAAGAGAACGGTATGTTATTGGGATTTTTAATTTTTAATATTGGAGTCTTGAATTCTTCAGCAAATGGGAACCCCTCTTGAAACGTGGTATACTCATCATCATGGTATATGATTAAACCGTCAATTTCTCTTGATTTGAAGAAGGTGGATAATACTTTGGAAAAAACTTTTGACTTCATCGGTATATTTTATTTTACTCTACGTACTCTTTTCTCTTCCTTAAACTTTACATTATTTTTATCCAACCAATCCACAATAAAACTATTTACCACCTCTTGAGGAAATCCTTTATCTTTAAAATGTGCAACAATATCACGGAAATACATCTCTGTTGGATTAATTATTCTCATTTCATTGTCTACTAACTTTGCCATCCTTGAATTTTGTGATTTTTTAGAGATAGGTTTTGTATATAACCTATGCGGTATTCTTGTTAACAAATTCGCTCCAACCATTGCCGATGCAACTATTCCAGCAACCATTGAACTTTCAAAATCATCAGTCCTATAAGCCCCAATAGAGATAGAACCTGACAATAACGTGATAATTGTGGTAGCAAGTTGTGTGATTATTTTTGTAACTTGAATTTTGTCTTTTTCAGATTCGGTATCATATGTAATTCCTTTTTTAGATAACCCTATTGATTCACTAACAGTATCACCCTCAATTACACTATCCACTACATCTTCAGCAACATCAGTAAACTCATCTTCTCCAAGACTATTATATAGTTGACCAAGAGCCATTAAATCTTCTTTGGATATGTTACTAAGGATTAAGTTTGTCACTTCATCAGTCATTTGTTGTTCCTCATTCTCACGAAGAACACGTTTAACAATTCTTGTTAAATCTGATTCTGTTAATCTAATAACTTTTTTCATATAATATAAATACCCCCAATTATAAAAAAGGGGGTATAGTGAAACCAACTAAAAACAAAATTATTCTTCCTCTTCCTGAGCATACCTGCGAATATTAACAGGTTCCACAAATGTTCCCTCAAGTTCGGACATTTCTTTCTTATACTCCTCAACAGTTTCGTGGGAATAGATAGGTGAAAATAATGGACGACGATTAAATGGGACATTATCGCGGTTTTCCCATTCCTCCAATTCTTTTTCTATATTAGGAATTTGTCGTTTTAAATATGAATATTTGTACCACTTCTCGTAGTCCTTACGTGTGGGGACAAATTTAACGTCACCGTAATTATGAACATTCAAATCAGGATTGTTTGTATAAATATTAAGGATACCCTCACCACCATCATACTGATAACATAACTCTTGAAGAGTGTATGGGTTTGTTATACCTTTTTCTTCCCAACTTCTTCCATAGGAATTGATTTTACAGATATAAAAATACCCATCTTCAAAAGAATAAATTTGATTACTAATCTTGTCTTTCAATTCAACAAGTTGTTCTATTGTGTAATTAGATAAATCCATGGGACAAATATAAAACAAAAAACCCCATCAAACAAAGAATTTGTATTAAATAATTTGAACGTTATAATCAGGTTTAGATTGTCCTGTTATTCCGATTATTTCATCTAATGTATTTGAAAAATAATTTATAGCATCTTTATATGGTTTTCCTAATGGTAAATCAAGAAATGGTTTTATTGTTTCTTTAATATTAGTTAATTTACTAATTGACTCACCTCTAAAAATCCTCATAAATAATGCCACCACACAATACTTCCATTTTTCTTTTGTAATATTTATAGTTTTTAATCCCAAAAATTTAAGAATTTGTTCAGGACTTTGTTTAAGAATTCTTTTAAGATAATTTGATGACGACATACTTAACATGTTTCCGGCAATAGGTAAATTGGCCATTAAAAGTAAAACAATACCTGATATAAAGTGTTGGACTTTATCTTCTTCGTTATTTGAAATATAACATCTTGTAAAATACGAAATAGCATGAGTGTAATCAATACCAAGTGAAATAAGATTACCAACACCAGGTACTCCATCCAACATTGCGGATGTTAAATTTATTAAATCATCAAAGGTAAATTCTTTTTTAACTTTTGTCGCTATTTGGTATGCCATTTGAGCCGGAGGAAGAAACTCTAAATCTTTTACAGTATTATACGCCATTTTAGCAGGGGAGTAGTCCCATAATGTTGATGCGGCATCATAGGCCATTTTAGCAGGGGAGTAGTCCCATAATGCCGATTGTTCGTACAAACTCATTATATGTTTTTTTTCATCTTCAGTAATAATAAATTTTCCCATAATATTAAAAATATTTTTTCACATTCATAAAGTTAACACCAATAAGACCTTTTCTTTCAGTATCAACATATTCAATCAAACTTTTAAATTTAAGTTCAATAACGTTAACATACACACCAACAACATCTTTCTTTTCTTTTTTTCTAAGCTCAGGTGTATATTTAAAAAACTCTGGCATATCAGGGATACTATAAACATCAACATAATACTTATGATATTCATATGGCTCACCATATCTTACTTTAACCTTAAACTCAAACGGCTCGGATATAAAATTCTGAGTGATATACCTATTTCCAACGGTATTATATAACTTTGTTAAAATATTAGATAATTCTGTTAGATTCATGATTAAAACTCCATATTAACGCTTTTAATTTCCAAACCAAACTTATCACGAAAATATGCTCTAATACCATCACCCACATTTGGTCCAAATAATCTAAACATCTTATCAAAAAAATTATAATTAATAAATAATGTCCCATAAAGATTTCTGTGAGCAAACCTCATACGATGTCCGTCTGAATCAACATCTCTCGCACTAAAAAAATGAATATAACCATCTTCATCAACGTTCATCTCAACATCTCCAAAAGTAGTGTCGATAAACTGCCTAATAACATTATTATACTTACTCTCGGTAATTAGATACTTCATATTATTATAAATACCTTAAAAACAAAAAAGGGGATAGGGGGTTGATAACAAAAAAAATATTTTGTAATCTCGTTTGTCAATCTATAATAAATGTTGTAAGTTTGTAATATGATTAAGACAAGAAAAATAGAACTAACTCCAAAAGGTGATAAAAAGATTATCACCAATTTACTTAAACGATACTCTGAAGTGTCATGTGAAATTGGAAATAATATCATCAGAAATGTTTTGATGGATTTTTTCAATTTAGATGAATTCAAAAAAAATAACCCTCAATTTTCAGCATCAGCAGCAAATCAAAAATTTGTAGAGTTGTTGGGACACCCATTGCGAAATACCGCATATAATTCAACAAAACAGTTTTCAAACATACCATCAACAATAAGAGGGGCATTAAGTAATACTGTTGGAAAAACTTTAACTGAAAATAAAAGAAATATAATATCAGGAAAAGTTTCCATACCTTCTTTTACAAAAGATAAAATGCCAATTTACTTTATGTTTGGAAGTTCCAAACTATCACTTGTAGATAACAAATATCATTTTAAAATCACAAATGATTTGACGTTTATTCTCCACTTTGGTAGAGATAGGTCAGATAATAAATCTATCATTGATAGAGTATTGTCGGGCGAATACAAAGGTTGTGACTCAAACATTACTATTCAAAATGGTAAAATCTTTTTAAATCTAACTTATAAGTTTGAACCAAAAAAACTTGAGGTGGTAAATAAAGATGTTGTACTTGGAATTGACATGGGTATTAACCGACCTGTAACACTTGCAAGAAGTGATGGGGAATATGTTCCACAAATTGACCTCGGGGAGTCTATGTCACATACAAGAATGCAATTTCAAAAAAGAAGAAAGGATTTATCAAAAGGTCTGAAATATGCTAAAGGTGGTCATGGAAGAAACACTAAAATGAAAAAACTTGATGCTATCAGAAATTCTGAACATAACTATATTGAGACAATGAATCATAAGTTGTCAAGACTTATTATTAAATATTGTGTAGAAAATGCTATTGGAAAAATTAGAATGGAAGATTTGACAGGCATTACCAAAGATTCAAATGAATACTTTTTTAAGAGCTGGCCATACTATCAACTACAACAAATGATAGAATATAAAGCCAAAGAATTCGGAATTGAGATTGAGTATGTAGTTGCAAAAGACACGTCAAAAACTTGTCATTGTTGTGGTGTTGTTCATGAAACCGCAAGAGATAAAAAAGATGTTTCAAAGTTCACTTGTCAAACTGTGGATTGTAATATGTTTGGAAAAGTACAAGATGCAGATATTAATGCAGCTATAAACATATCAAGGAAAGAAGGGTTTAAAGAAAAACCAAAATCCAAAAAAGGTAAAATTGAAACTTGGAAGAAAAAACAAGAATCATTGGAAGATAATTTGACAATGTAAAAATAATTCTTTACATTTATAATAAGAAAAACGTTCTTTAACATATTGGCTAATTTAAGTCAGGGTGGTTGTACACCCTAAAGGTGAATCCTGAATGAACAGGATGTAGTTAGTACGGGAATATTATGTTCCACTCACCAAATACCTTCAATACTTAAATTAATTTAGGTATATACAACTATCGGTGATTTTTCTGTAAAATGGAATGAGTTGTTTAACATCACAATTTGAAAGGTATATACAACTCTTGAATTTCACGGACACTAATGTGGAAGTTGTTTGACATCACAATTTGAAAGGTATATACAACAAGGAAAACATGAATTCAAATCGTTGTTTGACATCACAATTTGAAAGGTATATACAACAGTAATGACCATTTTTCAGGGAAGAAGTTTGTTGTTTGACATCACAATTTAAAAGGTATATACAACTGTAAAACATTGTGTAATATAATGTTTTTATTTATGCTGAATATCCCACACAGCGGTTAACTCACCATCCTTGTCTAAAGGGAATAACAGACGAACCATGGCACTAATATCTTCTTCAATATCAGTACCCTCTTCGTGTGAGTATACACTATACCCACCAGCATCAAATATAATATTATAAAGAGGTAATATTCTACCTTTATGGTTATAAGATGAAACATCAATCTTAACACCTCTAATCCACGGATACTTTTCAGGTAATAGATTTTCAATATATTCTGTTAAGAAGTTCAACTTCCTTAATGACAAATCCTGTGACTCCGTAATTATAATTTTCATATAACAATAAATTATTTTTTCTTTTTGATTTTTTTTCTATATATAATATCTTCACCCCTATAATCAAAATAGATACAATCAATATCTACACCAATAATATCAGAAAAATATTTAGTAAGTATTTTTGAGAATACCTTTTTCTTAAAAATCGGAACAAAGTTTGTTATTTTAGATATAGTTGTATCATATATTACAAGTTCATGTTCACATCCCCTAGTAGTATAACTACTTTGTTTTGGGGTAACCCAAGCAACTTCCTCACCACCAACAATAATATCATAAGACACATGACCCTCATATCTATCTTCCTCAACGGTAAATTCAGCATCCTTAAAAAATACATCAATTAACTTATAGACAAGTTTAGAATATTGTTGTTTTGTGATTTGGTATTTCATATTATAATAAATACCTGATTACCAAATCCTATCAAACTCACATCCATATTTTTTTTTAAGATATCTACCCATAGCATCAGTAAATTCTTTTGCGTCAACACCAAAGAAATCCCACATATTATTAAAATATGTCCCGTCAGTATAATAAGTGGAACTATCATATTCTGGATGACCAACCAACATCTGACCATCCTGATTAAAAATACCGTGCCACGCATCACCGTAACTACTAGCACTATCTTCACTCCACTTGGCATGTTCAAATATCTTATCAAAAAAAGATTTTGTAACTTTGTCCAACTGTTCAGGTGTGATTTGGTATTTCATATAAATTATTTTCTTTTCTTCTTTTTAATTCTATACTTAAACGCATTATCGTCACTGTGTTCACCCTCTTCATCAATCCAAAAACAATCAATATCAATTCCCGTTAATTTTGAGAAATGGTTAATCATTAATTTTGCAAATAATTTTTTTCTGATAAGTGGTGCAAAATATTTTATTTTATCAAGAGTTTCCGTATAGATAACAAGTTCGTGTTTACATTTTTCTGTTAATACGGGGTTATTATTTGTTGCAATCCATGCAACTTCATCATCACCAACAAGTAATGTAATACTATCATCATAATCAACATTTATTTTAACATCTTTGAAAAAGACATCAATTAAACTATTAACAACTCTTGTGTATTGTTCTTTGGTTATAATATATTTCATACTACAATAAATACACTAAAAATAAAAAAGGGGGTTGGGGGATTGAACAACAAAGAAAAAAAATTATTTTTCTTTTATAAATAAACCAACACCTAAACTAGTAAATCCTTTACTTCGTAATTTACCTTTAACTCTATTCGCGTCCTCTCTCTCAAACCCAGCGTCAAGAAAATCAAGAGGAGCTCCAACATCCACAGTAATGTACCTGTCAGACGATTTAAATTTAACACAACCTTTATTAATATATTCTTTTAAATAATCAAAAATTTCATCATGTAAATTTTTTTTAGGTTCAATTCTCTTAGCCAAACGTTTAACGATATGGTTTACTTCTTCTTCAGTTAATAGTGTGATATTTTTTCTCATATAACAATAAATACACTAAAAATAAAAAAGGGGGTAGGGGGAATTGAACAACAAAGAAAAAAATATTTTTTATATATTACACAATTCCCCAAATTTTTCCCAAAATTTTTTTTACATATAACCATACATTTTAAGTTAGGGGGGTCATGTTATAGAAAAACAAATATTACCCTTACTTACAACTTCATCAATCTTATCATTACTAAACTCATCCTTCCAATTATAATCATGTGGAATATAATCAGGATAACAATGTTTACCCATAGGAACTCCCAACTTATAAACAACCCAACTATGAATATCGTTAGTTAAATCCTTAGGTGGAAAAAAATAAGAAATAGTTTTCCAAAAGTCTCTGTTGAAAAAGGTATAACCACTATCTGCAACATTAACAATCCATTCCTTAGTCTCAGGATGAAGAACCCAATACCATCCCTTATAATGATATACCAAATATCCCCTAAGGTATTTGTCTATAATCTCTTTTGTCATAATACAAATATAAATAAGAAACCCCTTGAATAACAAGGGGTCGGTCCAACAATACTATCATTGGAGGGGTTAATAATCATCATTATCTATACCATCCCATATATCATCCTCATCCCAATCTAATTGTTCTTCTTCATAACCAAGAATGACATAATTCAAGTCATCCAAAATAACGTCCAAAGGAACTGACTCACCATTCTGATTATAGAACACACCATCAGAATAACGATTAAGAGGTATCCCCTCTTCAACAGAATCATTATAGACATTAATAATATCTTTAGGAGATGCAGAACTACCAAGTACATGTTTAGCCCCACTATAATCACCCGTAATACGAATCATATCTCTTTTCTCATTTATTACTCGTTTAACAATTCTTGTTAAATCGTTCTCCGTTAATCTTACAACCTTTTTCATATTATATTATTTTATTAAATATATCTAAACTCCCATACCGCAGTTGGGTCATAATCTTTATCCTTTGGGAAAAATATCTTAAAGATAAAATCAAAATCATCCTCAAATTCCAAAGATACCTGAAACCCACCCGTATCAAGATAAAATACATAATCAGGTATTTCCTTATTCCTAAATCTATATGTCTCAATCTCCACATACTTCACACGATTAAACCAATCGTGTTTTGACATCTTACCCTCAATCCAATCTTTTAAGAACTCACCCTTCCTATCCTTTTTCATAATTTTTCCAAAAATTTATTTTTTAAATATACACACTATAATAAATAGTAGGGTCGCTTTTCTAAAAATTTTTTCCAGGATTTTTTCGAGGGGATTATCCCCCCTATATGACAAAAAAACCCCCTATAAAAGGGGGGATACGGAGGGGGGGTGTCAGTATGTCAGGAAGGGGGAGGGGGTAATAGGGGGTGTTGATAACTTTTTATAAGTTCCCCCTCCCTGTTACATTAGGTCACAACCTTTAACTACTAATACTATGGTAGTCATTAGTATACAGTAAAGGATGATACCTTGATTGGGTGTGATGGTAAATCGTCTCATAGTTATCTGTGTTTCTTTGGTGAGCATTGGTGGTTCAGTTGGTTCTTCCCCTTGTTCACACGTTTAGTTTGTTTATACATTGTTTGTTGTCTGTTAGAATGTTTCTTGTAGTTGTACCCATGTTGTGGGGTAGAACAAGATGTTAGTATAACTACTAACATGATTAGGGGTAGAATAAATTTCTTCATATTATATAGACGAGTGATTAGTTATAAAGGTTTCCTGTGTATGTATTATTTTTTTAGTAAATCAAATATGATAAATGGTATCTTATCTTTGGGGACATATCTTAGTATTGCATCGTCATCCCCAAGGTCAATCCAATCACCATTGTCTCTCCAAGCAGCTATCTCAAAGGTATCTACACCATCACCATATAATCTACCCATCTCACCACCACCTACTATTGAAACGGTAATACCATTGGGGAGATTAAGCATACCTTGTTTGGCACCTGCTATAACACCATGGGGTTTGAAGTCAAAGTCATTTACTGTATATACCTTTTGTTTCATTATACAAATATAGAATAATATATGTGAAAAATATATTTGTTTATTAAAAAAATCCGCCATAACTTAGCTTGGTGCCTTATATGTTTTTTTTTATAAGAAGAGCGTCAACACAAAGATACGGCGAAGAAAGTTAACATCCTAATTTTTTCTTAACTATTTTTGTTGTAACTTAGCCCCGTAAGTGTACCTTATAACGATAAGGGGATAAAGGGCTGGCACCAACAATGCTTGGAGTGTGTACTCCACCCTGCCTTTAAAAAAAAAGGAAGATTTTTCTTGTGGGGGAAGAAAATTGTTGTATATTTGTAGAACAATAAAAGACACCCCACCACATGAAACTAACAGCAGACAAACAATCAACCAACCTTGTTAAGAAGTTCTTAAAGAAGACAAACATGTTAACCATCCCATGTATGTTCGAAGGATTGGGTGATTGTTCAGTTCGTTTCGTATCGGTTAGCAGCACAGACCAGTGGAACTACAAGACCCAATCTTACGCTCATGTCATCAACTTCGAAGTGACAGCAAAGAAAGTGGGCGGAAGATATTCTGAAAACAGAATCCCCGTAAAGAATTGGTGGAACAACTCGGACAGATTACGTTTCTTCAAGAACAGAAAACAGGTAACAACAATGGAGTTGGAAAGAATGATTAGCAAGACAAACATCCCCTTGTTCTTCAAGATGGCACAAATCTCAGGTCAAGCATTCAACAACGAACTTGTGGGTAAAATAACATTCAAATACATCGACTAATGAAACTAAAAGATAACCTTAACACATACACAACCCCTGAACTAAGAAAGATGGGGCTAACCATAATCGGTATCACAAGAAAGATACTCGGTCATGGAAACAAACCATCCCCGAAACTAAAGATTAGAAACGGGTTAGCAAACTCATACGGACAATACGATTTTGAATCATTGGTCATCAACCCCTCAACATGTGTGACAATGGACATGTTCGTTAGAACAATCATCCATGAATACACCCACCACATACAAAGAGGTATCAAACGTAACTACGCATCATCCATGAAGAAAAACGGATATTGGGATTGTCCCTTTGAAGTGGAAGCTCGGGGAAATGAAAAGAAATACAAGAGTGTAGTATGGAAAACTTTTAAACAAACCCTTTAACATGGTTGTCCAAAATACGTATCGGATTCTCCTGACCCTTGAACAACTCCATGAACTCAGGGGTAAGTGAATACAAAGTAAGTATCTTCATATCCCCTTGGTATGGTAGTGTAGCCTTTCTATACTCCATCTTACCCACCTTTTCCCCTTGGAAATATAAGGTCACAGCAATAACATCCCGTAAAGGGTCCTTTACAACCCTTACTTTTTTCAGTATCTCCATTATAGAATCCTCACTCATCATATCGTCAGGGGGAATTGTTAATAACTTTTTATTCGTTTTTTCTTGATTTTGTCAAAATGTCAGGGGAGCGTCAGATGGGGGATAATCCCCTTGACCACTTTTAGACATAATCACAACTATAAATATAGTGTATATTATGTGTATTGTCCATAGGTTAATGTTCCCACTTTTTCCCACTGACGTATATGTGAGAGGGGTTTTTGGTTATATGAAAAGTGAAAAAAATGGTCCTCCTGATAGTGTGAGAAGGGTTTTTTTAAGTATATTCATTTTCCAGATAAAAATAGGACATAAGAATAAATGAGCGTGGACAGACTTTAGTTGTTAGAATCCTTCAACGGAAAAGGGAATTCATAGTGTCTTCAACGGGGTTTCTTAAACTTCCCCTTACCATATAGACACAATATATGGACAATTATAGTGGTGGAAAACTTAACCTTTAGGTTAAGAAAATGTGGGACATAATGTGTTATATAAGGGATAACCCTGTAGGGTTTTGTATCTTATAAGGGATATTGTCCCCTTAACATCCACCATATATATTATACCCTAACAGGTATATACTGTTGTCTTCTTATAGTTATTATACCCGTAAGGGGTTATAATTAGTTAAGACATTATATTATACCCTTTAGAAGTAATATGTTATGTCCCTTCATACTATGTGTCTTTCATTCAGGGGTTCTTATATATGGGGGAAATTAGGAAGTAAATAAAGGAATGGACCCATTCAGTGTAATGACCCGAAGGGGAATGGAACGACACGATAGTGGAATGGGGGAATGAGTTTGTTTAATTCGTAATTTCTTACTATATTTGCTCTATGGTTATTACAGATAGATTAAAACAACTAATTTTTAAACGACTATATAAGGAGTTGGGTAATGTGGAGATAATCCCGTACAATGGCTCTGTATGGTTTATTGATAGGGAAAATAGTTATTGGTATTTTCAGTTGTCTATACAGGGATGTTTATATTGGAGATACTCATTCTTCCCATCGTTTTTCAGTATTTTTTCTTTGGAACAGAGTGAGTTTGAACCAATACTATCTTCTTGGGTGGAAGAAGTATTAAATAATAAGGTATCCACAACGACTTTTGGAGGCGGAGGCCATTCGAAAGAGGTGGAAGAGGTATTAAATAGTAATGTATCCACAACGATTGGCTTTGACTATTCTACCGAGTCGCTGATGGAAGAGGTATTAAATAATAAGGTATCCGAAACTTTTGAAATAAACGCAGCCCAAAAAAGGACGGTAAAAAAAGTATTAGATAGTAAAGTATCCACAACCGAATGGAGGTGGAAGCCAGTACATTCTAAGGTGGAAGAGGTATTAAATCATAAGGTATGTACAACAGATGTAGAAATGTCTGTTATGAATTATGTGATGGAACAGGTCTTAAATCAATAATAGTTATTATCTTTGTTATATTTATATTTTATATGGATATAAGAGTTAAAGCTATTGTTAAATTAATTAACGTATTGTATAAACCACTCGGTATTGAGATTAATGATATTGATGATAATGGATTTCCTCAAACATTAATTAATATATACTTTAGTGAAATTGATGATTCATATATATCCAACCCTCATCATAGAGACGTAAAATACTTAAAGGAACGTAATTTTGAGTTTAAATTGAGAAAACATATCCTTGACTACTTGGGTATTAAAACGTCAGGTCTTGACCCTAATACGGGGTTTTCGCCATATAATGAAGAGGATATAAGTATAAACGTAGTGTCAGAATTATAATATGAAATATCTTATAACAGAATCACAATTAGACAGAGTAATCTTTAGATATTTGGATAGTCAAAACTTTATTCAAATTGAAAGAAGTAATAATATATTCTTTGTTAATTCAGAAGATGATGAATTTGCCAAAATTAGATACCATAAAAAAAATGGTTGGTGTCACATATATTTAAATTTAATTGAGGACATCTCTGTATTATTTTCTTTAAATGAAGCAACCTCTAAAGATATTATCGGTAATTGGGTTGGGAATACCCTACAAAGGGAAGTCACTTACTCACAATGGGTTGTCTTCAACAAGTCCGAAATTTTGAGAGTTCACTCTAACTAATATTTATATCTAATGAAATACCTTATCACCGAATCACAATTAGACAGAGCGGTTTTTAAATATCTTGATAATCAGGATTTTATTCGTATTAAAAAAAGGGGTTGGATAAACTTTGTTAACTCAAGAGATGATGAGTTTGCCCAAATAAGATATGATGAAAGGGCTAGTTGGTGTTATATTAAACATGATTTAATTACAGAAATTTCTGATTTCTTTTCTTTGAATCAATCTGATTCTGAGGAAGTTATTGGTCGTTGGGTTGGGAATACCTTAAAAATGAAAGTAATTCACTCATTCACCATTTATTCGGAATCATTTTTTATTTTTGAGTAAACATAATTAATATTTATATATAATGAAATACCTTATCACCGAGTCTAAATTAGAAAAAGTTGTTATGAAGTATCTGAACGGTTTGGACCTAAAGATACTTGATAAGATTACCAACATTTATTTTGTTAGAGAAGGACATGATGATTATGCCTATATTGTTTATGATATATATAATCGTAAGTGTATCATTTATTATGATTTAATCGGTGAGATTACAAATCTATTTAGTTTAGATAGTAACTACTCCGAGGAACTTATTGGTAAATGGGTTGAGGATACTTTAGATAAAGAAGTTAAAAGCACAGGCTGGATGTTTTAATATATGAAATACCTTATCACCGAATCACAATTAGATAAAGTAATTTTTAAGTATCTTGACTTACAGAACTTTTATGTAACAAAGTTTAATGATGATTTTAACTTTTGGAACCGTGATGATATTGAAAATCGTAATTTTGATTCCAAGATTTTAATCTCCACCCACAAACAAAATATTTGTTTTATGGACGCCAATTTTGTAAGAACACTACACACCTTTTTTGGTTTAGATAAAGGTGAAGCAATGAATATTATTGGAGATTGGGTTGAGAGTAAAACAGGGTTTGAATTTAAGAACTTGTTAATTAGTAATTAACAATCACCGATTAACCCATTTTATTAATCCCCTTCCTTTCATTATACATCTGTATGATTCTGTCTCTATAATGATTTTCTAATTCTTTATGTATATCATCATACCAAAACTCATCTTCAGGTAATGTGCTAACAAACTTCCAGTGTATACTATCCATCATCATAGATATTGTTACGTAGATTAATTCATCTAAAGAATGTTGTCGTTTATAATAAGCAAATTCAAAAGAGTCAAGAAACTCTTTTTCCATTTCATAGGGGTCAATTCTTCTTCTTACCCTTGGTGATAACTCTTCCCTTAATATTCTTCTTATGGTTTCTTGTAGGTTCATTTCTTTTTCTTCTTTACACAATTAGGGTATCTCTTACCAAACATTGTCTTCATTCCTTTTTGAGTATAACCTGGCCAACACTTTTCTGTTAACTCACTTTCATTCTGTTCTTGTTTTTGTAAATTCGTATCCTCAACAACTCTTACTATTGCTGGACCATATTGGTCGTTATACATATCAAATGATTTTGAACTTCTGTTTGGATGTCCTACAGGTAATCCTTTTGTACCAAAGAGGGACTTTTCATGTCCAAACTCTTTATCCATATCATAGAAATTATCAAAATAATAATCGTTGTAATCTTTGTCATCAAAATAACTATCGTTTATAACTCTATCATAGTCATCTGACCAAAAATTGGGTAACCCTTGGAATCCATAAAAAACTTTATGTCTTCTACTTTCATTACCATTATGTGATGATAACTCTTCTCTTAATATTCTTTTAATTGTCTCTTCTATTCTCATGTTAGTAAGCATATTCTGCGTTATCAAATGTGGTAACCTCTTCTAAGTTTTCCAATCCGTCGTGATTATCTTGGAACCATCTAACTAAGTGTTCATTTACTTCATTCCAATCATCCATTGAAAACATTGAAGACACATAATTCCATATATCCTCATCAATCATAACTTCCATCGCTTCACTTCTTTTGTTATAAAATATGGTAGCACGTAAATTATCATCATTATCAGTTATATCAAATCTACCAGCATCATAATTATATCCCTCTTTAAAGTTACCAACAGGTTTAATTAATGACGTAATGTATCCGTCAATTATCTTATCCTTTTTGAATTCTTCTTTGAGTATTCTTTTGATTGTCCTTTCTAAGTCCATATTTATTTTATTA